ATTGTTCTTTGTTTATAATTATTCTACTAATATAAACATTTTTTAAACAATTACAAACCTAAACTTTTTTTGGTTTCAAGTTTTTCTAACTTTTGTTCAAGTTCTACAATTCTTAATTCTGCTTTTCTTGCACGTTCAACTGCACGTATCTTATCACCCCTGTATTCGCTTAATGAATCATTGTACAGCTTTTCGTTCATTATATGGTTGTGTACATAAAAACCTACTTCTTGCCAAGCATAGTACATATCATTTAGTGCTTGGTTATCTGGTTTTAGTTTTCTTGATTTAACTATGTGTTCACCTACTAAATTAAAGTTAGTGTAGTATTCAATTTCTTTAAGGTTGTTTATTTTTTTGTTCATTGTTTCTTTGTTTATAATATTTCTGCTTCGCTTACATTTAACAAAGCAATTTCTTTGGGGATTTTTTTATTGTTATTGAATTCTGTTGTGGTATTATGATATTGTATTTGCCAAACAGGATTAACAATATACAAATTAAATCTATATACACCAGAAGGTGTAGAATTTACATACATAGGTATATCTAAATTATCATCACACTTTGCTAACATAGCATCGTACTTTTTCTTTTCTATAAGTAAAGTATCGTAGTGTACTGTTCTACATTTTAATTCAATACGATGATAGGTTTTAGGACTGTAACAATCCCACCTGCTCATTTGGCTTTTTGCTTTTACTAAATCAGGATAACAACAAGAAACTAAATAATTAAAAAGTTCTTCTTCTTTCAATCGTTGTACTGTTTAAATATTTTGTTTAGTTTATCATACACACCATTTAAAAAACAACTACCACAACTTGTTGCAACAGCATTACCATTAAATACACGGTTGTATATTAATATTAATTGGTTTTGTTGTTCAGGTGTTACTGTTGATCTTTTGACACTAAAGAAAGTATCTAAATAGTTATACTCATCCTCTGTTAAACATTCAATCTTTTTACTTGGAAACATTTTGTTAAGCGTTTCCTTCCTTTCATCACAGCCACAATCATCACCAAGAACAAACTTTGCTGCTTTATCAATGCCTACTTTTTTAAATGCTTTCTCAACTTTATCACCTAAACCATTACTTGCTGCTTCGTGGTTTTTTTTCCAAGCCTTATATGCTTTACTTCTTTTATCACCTTTAAATTCGTTCATAATCTTTATTTTTTAAATCATCGTAATCTTCTTGAAACTTTTCTTTTAATTCGTGTTTTGCGTTTTTTAATGTGTTAAATATACTTACCCAACTTATATTAGTTTCTTTAGCTATTCCTCTTATGCTTAAATTTGAATCTCTATAAAGTTGAAAAAGTCTACGCTCATACCATCGCCAATCTTGTATATGGTCATCAATCATTGTACATATTTTGTTATATGCTATTTCTTCATCCAAGTTTGTATTGTCTTCCACTTCTTTGGTATATTCTTCATTGTCAAGTGAAACCTTTTTAATCTTTCTTTTGTTTTTGTAAAACTGAAAAAAAGTTGACCGCAAACTAAAATAAAGGTATCCCCTACTAACAACACCATCTTTAATAACCTTTTCTTCATTAGCATACTTATATAAAATTAGATAAGTTTCCTGCACCAAATCTTCAGCGTATTCATATTCGCCAAAACCTTTTATTATGTTAACCCATTCAGTATGCCTTTCAGCTACCTTTTCTAACCATTGTGCGGATTTTCCCATATTACAGTAACACTAATTACACCCAACAAACATTGCAAGGTAATCTCGTTACTTTCTTCTAATTGTTCTTTGCTATATAGAAAACCAAACATCATACCAATTACAGGACTAATAATTACATCAGCGTTTTTTACCTGACCTATAATTAAATAGATAGCACATATAATTAGTAAAGATATTATAAAAATCAAATCTCTAACTTTTCTATTGGTTTAACATTATGTATTAAATCTCTACCAAGAAATTCAAAACCTATATTATTTCTTGACATTCTTAATCTTATTGGTTCTTCGTAAGGTGTGCATCTACCACCTGTTTCATTTTCTTTAACCTTTAATACGTGCAGGTGTGAATACATCCAATCAGTTGGTGAACCTGTATAACGGTGAATACATATAACATCATCAGCACGGTTTGCCCATTTACCACCGCCTTCTACTGATGCCATACCTAAAGGTGTTGGTAGGTTTTCGTATTCGTGTCCTTTAACGTGGGTTCTTCTCAATGCTTCTGTTACACCGTGTGCATTCATAAATACACTTACATTTCTTTTTTTAGCAAATAATCTAAACTCACTTGCTACTTGGTAATCGTACTCGTGACCACCTACTGCTTTTAATAAACCTATATCTTTTGATAAACTGTTGTACGGATCAATAAGTAGTGCGTTGTAATCCCAAGCATCTTTTATTTGTCCAGCTTGTTTTAATAGTTGTTTATATGTAATTAAGTCATCAACTTCTATTATCTTAAAATAAGTATCACACCAATTTATAGTTTCGTTTATTAGTTCATCAGATGCTTCGTTAATGGTTTTACCCATTTTAAATTCTATTATCTTTCTTACAATACTTTGTGAAGTGTTTTCACTTGACCAGACAACAAACCTTAATTTGTGTTTAATTGCCCATATCGTAAACAGATACATTATAACAGTAGTTTTACCCACGTTAGCGTGACCTATTAGTACGTTAAAATTACCTTGCTTATAACGCAAGTATTCGTCTATTTCAGGTATATCTATTTTTAACCCTTCTTTTATCCTGCCATATTTTATATCAAGTATTCTATCTTGTATGTTCTTTGCTTGTGCTATCATCTTTTGTGGTATTTTCTTGCTACTTTGTCGTTTTGTTCTTTGCGTTGAGGTTCTATATAATAACCTGTTATTGGGTTTATATTATAATTCCAAAAATCTACAGGAAATGCTTCGCCTTGTTTTAATTTTTTTAACATTTAATAAAGATATAAAAAAAGGGGGTAATTAAACCCCCAATTATTAAAATGGTAAATCAGCTTCTTCACGAGCTGGTTGTTGTTGTTGATTAGTAACTTCATTTCTTTCAGCTACTGTTATATCACCACCTAACCACCGTACTGCTCCATTGCCTAAAGATGTTGCTTTTGTTTTAGCTTCTCTTTCTTCTTGTGTTTGGCTTTGTGTAATCCAAATATTATTACCGTATTGTGATTTGTCTTGTATCATCATAGTAATGTTTAAATATTGGTTACCATCTTTGCCTTTTACAATTTTTGTTTTATCTATCGCAGATAGATTTAAGCTGCCTGATAATATTGCTACGTTCTTTTTTTCCATAAATTATAATTTGATAATTCTTGTAATAAATTTTTATATATACGTTTTTTATTTTACAGTTTTGCAAGTTCATTTTCTATTTTACCTGAAACTTTATACTTGCTTTTAATAGCTTCTACACTACCACCCCCTTTTATAAATTCTATTGCTTTAGAATATTCAGGTGTGTTTTGGTTTAACCACTTTTTATCTACGGTTACACCACTTGCTACATTTGCATCATCATCAACAGCTTGTAAGCCTAAAAGACTTGCCAAAGTATATCTACGATAATAAGTTATACAACTACCTAATTTTTGTGGATCAGCTATTTCTGGTAATTTAAGTGCTGATATTACACCACCTGTACCATCAATACAAATTAACTTACTTACTACCATATCTTCTTCTATAGGTTGTAATAAAAGTAATTTATGTTTTTTAAGTAATGGTTGTAGTTGTTTAATTAATGAATTTATATCAAAGTATTTTGATTTGTAAAAAGGATTCTTTGCATCCTTACTTATTGTACCTATTTCCTGCTGTAGGTTAAATAGTTTTATGTTAATGTTTGTTTCTTTCATTGCTTTGTTGAGTTAAAATTAATTGGTTCTTTAATTGTTTTATATCGTATTGCAGTTCTTGTACCTTGCCATAGAGTTCTGCTCTTGTATAATTGTTCATATTGTAAAGATAACAAAAAATAATTAACAAAAAAAGAAGGGCATCATTTCTGACACCCTTCAAACAAAGAACAAAAATTACAAGAAAGAATCAAGTAATACTTTTAAGCCTATCGCAATTTAGCTTTGCTTCATAATCTTTTATCATTTCTTCCAGTTCGTAATTGGTAAACTTAACTGTTTCTTTACTTTTCAAATATAATACTTCTGCTTCATCTTTACCTAAAAAAAGTGAATATTTATATTGTTCACCCTGTTTAAACATATTGCAGGAAACGCACTGACTTGCCACATTACGTTCATCCCATCTTGTACTGTAATGTTTTCTACTCATAAAATGACCAGCTTGTATTTCTTTCCAATGTTTTACTACACCACAAGTTACACAAGTACAGTATCCATTTTTATCAGCACTACTAATTCTTATATATTTACTAAATACTGTATCAAGTTTCTTTACAAGTTTACTTCTTGAAAGTTTTTTAGGCATCCATATGAGTTATTAAATCCTTACCTAAAGATTCATCAATACCTTTTATTTGTTTATACAAAAACTTACTATCTGATTTAACTTTACTTTTTTCTGATTTAGTAGAATCAATACCAAGATTAGTATATTGAATAGCATCTAATTCTAATATCATATCTGTACGTTCTTTTATTGTTCTTGCAAAATCTGTTGCTATTTTTTCTGCTAAATTTCTAATTGTTAAATCTTCTTGTATCATTTATATATATATTATTAAATTAATTACTATCCCACTACCCACCAAAGTTACACGCTTTTTTTTAAAGATGTAAAGTTTTTTGAAAATTACTTTTGCACATTATCTTCCTTGACCACGATATTTTTTAACGTAGTTTTTAGAAGATTTAAGTTTAGATTGTTTGTTTTTACTATGGATACCCTTACGTTTAACCTTAACTTTTATATAGTTGATAACTATTTGCTTTGCCATTATTGATGCTTATTATTTCCAAATACTTTTTCTACTCCACGACTACCAAAATAACCGCCTATAACGATAGATAATAATCCAGTGATACTATCTAATGGATAACCTAAATACCATCCTATAACATAGCTTACAGTTAAAAATACAAGGGTTAATGGTCGTACATTAGAAGATAACCAAGAACCACTACGTGCATCAGCTACCCACCTTCTTGTAGTACCATCTATTTCAGCTCGTTCTATTTCAAGTTTTTTAAGTGCTATCTCTTTATCAGCATCAGACATATCTGATCCACCAATAATAGCTTGTATAACACTACCTACTGCTGTATTACCTGCTACTGCTCCAACAACATCTGGTATCTTGTTTAGTAAGAACTTGCCTACTTGAGTATCCTTAAACTTTTTCTTTTCAGCCAAAACTTTTAAATATTTTTATAATTAAATATTCTAACATACGAAAAGCAATATAACCAGTAATTAATTCTTCCATAGTGTGCTTCCTACTGTATCAGTATGTCCAGACTGAATTATTTTTGGTAGAATCGGTATCGCAATGTATAAAGGTTTTAGCAATTCCCAACCGTTTAAATCCTGCTTTAATAAGGGCATTAAGAACAATGTATCTTTCACTTCCTGATCCAACAGCAATATCGGCTGCAAGTCCGTTAAGGTGGCTTGAGTTTGAAACACCTCCAACTTTTTGGTTATGCTCGGCTGTCCTGTATCCACTTGTGATCTTAAATGGTATTCCTGCAATTTCACGTGCGTTGTTGAGCAACTCAAGAAAGTTACTATCCATATTAACACCACTACCTTTGTGGTCAGGTGAATCAAATTCATCTAACGTAAAATATTTCATTTTTTAATCTTTTCAATTTCTTGTTTTATATCGCTTACTACTTGGTTAAATTTATCTTCTAAAGCATCAGGAATACCATCCTTGTCTTTATCTGTAAATATACCGTAAACTGTTAACGCCATCATTAAGGCAGTTAAAAACATTACTATTGAAATTATAATTATAAAAGTTTGCATATTTATTTATTTAAATGGCTACCATCACAGTAACCTTCTGGGTTATTTGTGCATCCGCACTTACATTTTACTTCTATCATAACTTTCCTTTTGGTGTATTGAACTTATCATCAAAAAACAATGCACTTTTTAAAATAATTTTATCCATTATATTATCTTGGTTTTGTAGCATTTCTCTTTGTAGGTTTATTACCATTTCTTCTAACCTATCTTTAGCATCTACAAGCATTTGTATTTGATGGTCTTTCTTTTCTAATGTAGCTTTTAAAGCATTTACATCATCAGGTCGTGTACCGCTTATAGCACTTATTAAAACTGGTATTGAAGCAGCAATAGAACCAATTAACATTAATACAATTTCTTTGTTAGATTCTAAAACAGGAAACTGTACAAAGGTAATAATAATACCGACAATAAATAGAAATACAAATAAACTACCTGCATAACTTCTTATCTCTTTTGCTACTCCATTTTTAGGTAACTGCATTACTTTAGCTTTTTATAAATTGAAATAGATGTATATACTACTGCAAGTATTAAACTAATTGACTGAAGCATAGGATTCGCCTCACTTATAGAAATGCCTAAAGCAAAAAAGTTAACGAAACCTATCTTTAGTTCTTCCATTATGCTATTGCTAAATAAATAAAGGTGTATCCTGAACAATTAATATTGCCACAACCATTGTAATTTAATGTGAATCCATCTGAATCAAAATTAATTTGTTCCCCTGCACCTGTATCTTCAGATGCTGATGAATTTGCCCTTAAATGTTTTGTTGATGGGTTGCTTGGGTTTCTTACTTTGTCGTGAATTACCCAAGGACCTGAACCTGTAGCATTTTTAATTATAACAAATCTTGGAGCAAAACCCAATCCCGTTATGGATTTTGTCGAATTTGAACCTGAATAACTCCCCACCTTCTGATAACCTGCTACGTTTTTAAAACAATAAGCAATCCATTCAACAGTTGAACCTGTCCACCGATTAGTAAAAGTTGTAGATGTTACAGATGAAAAACTATCTGCTCTTCCCACTACTGCATCAGTACCTCCATTTCTTGAAAAACTTAAATAAGCTTGCTCGCCAGTAGTTGAAGTGTAAATTTGCCAATCTTCTGCTGCATCAACACCTTTTAAAATTATTAAATCAGGTGCGCCGTCTAATCCGTGTCCTACATTAGTTGTACCATTAGATGTAAAATTAACTATTGAAAATCCTGCATCTACATTTTTTTTAATAGTTGCTGTATCCGTACCAATAGTATTAGTTTCTGAAGTAGGAGCGTACCAATTCCAAGCAACGTAATTTGAATCTCCTGAAAATTGACCACCTGCTGCTCCGTTAACAGCATTATTCCCTCCAGAAACATCTGAAACTGTAAAACCATTACTATTAAAAGAACTCACTCCGTGACTACCTAAATCAACTTCTTGTGCTGAATCGTTTGCCTGTAAAATTTGATTTACACCCCTAATTGAATCAAACAAAGCGTGTGGTGCAGCACTTGAGGATGTGCTTCGTAATTTTATCCAGACCAAGTCTGGCTGAAACGCCATCCCAAGATAATTAACGTTTGTAGCTGTACCACTATAAACACCACCTGCATAAGTTATATTATTTGCTGTACCATTATAGCTACCTACTGAATCATCTGCATTACCTTCAAACTTATAGTGTGCAACTAAATTTGCGGTAGGTATTTGGCTTGATTCTTGGTAAAGTTTTGTTATATCTGAAGCACTTAATTCAGAAGTATATATTCTTGCTTGGTCTAATTTACCTGTAAAAAAGTCATTTACTGCTGCAGCATCTGACCTACCATAACTTAAGCCATTATTGTTTGTAGATACTGTTCCACTTAAAGCACTACTCGTTTGGTCTAAAGAACCATCTATATAAAATTTCATTACTTTAGTAGAATGATTCCAAGTTAAAGCTATATGATACCATTGTCCTGCTGAAAATGCAGTACTTGTAATCCTTGTGTTTACATTAGAAGTATTAAATAAATCAACTACTACATTCCCTACACCTTGTAATTTTATAGCATAAAATCCATAGCTTCCTGAAGTATTTTTGAAATTAGAAAATATATATTGCTCACCACTTATAGTACTAAAATTCACCCATTGAGAAAAAGTATAAGAAGTCGTATTCATATCTGATGGCGTATAACCTGATATAATTCCATCACTTAAAGAAGATGATGGATTAGGAAATACAGCACCTTTTTCAAAGTTACTGCTAAAACTATCTTCATCTAATTCATATAAAGCAACACCACTTCCATCACTAAATATATCCGTAGTTGATTTAGTAGAACTTGCATAGGTTTCTGCTGCTAAAGTAGCTACATTTGTCCCAGATATAGCTTTGTTAAATATCCTTACTTGGTCGATTTTGCCATTTAAAAATCTATCTGTTGCTGATAAACCTAAAAGCACCTCACTTGTTGATGCTATTGTATTTGTTATAGAAAAACTTGCACTATCAACCTCAATTCCATTTATATAAGATTTAGCAGTAGAGCCATCAAAAGTCAAGCAATAGTGATTCCATCCTGTTGCAGGTGTTCCGCTTGGTGCGTAACTATATTCATTTGAAGTTGTATTTCTAATTAAAAATCTTGATGAATTAGATGCATTACCCGCACTTAAAAGCACTATACTTTGATTGTTTCCAGAATTTGTGTCAGTAAATTCAAATATACTATTTTCAGCACCTGTTGTCGAAACATTACACCAAGCAGCGACTGTAAATGCAGACGGACTAAATACAGAATTTGGCAAAACTATTTTACTACTACTACCATTAAAAGCAGCACCCTTTCTTATATACCCTGTTATCTTTTGTGTACTTCCGTTTCCTGTATAGGTTACAGTTTCAAAGTTCTCTAAAGGGTCAAAAGGTGTGGGTGCAGGAGCAGAAGCACCTTGTGAAAGTATTTTCTTTTTTCCTAAACTCATTAGTCAATATTTAAAGAATAAGAAACTACTGCCTTCTTTGTACTTAAAGCATTTATTTCATCTTCTTTGGTTGCACATTCAGTTCTTAAAGCTGCCCTTGCATCAATAATATCTTGCGGTGCAGCAATACCTTCTTGCCCTCTTATAATGTACCAATCTGTTTCTTTTAACTTATTATTATATATACTTTTTAGGTTTGCTATTTTACCTTCTTTTAACTCGGCTACTGTTTGACTCCAAGTCTTATCAATTATAGGATATGTAAAAACACTATTATCAGCATCCCATTCTATATCCCCTAAATATTGTGTATTAGAATCGTAACTTGGACTTACAACGTCATAAAAACCTGCCTCTTGCCAAATACTTGAAGTAAGTGTGTCAAAACCACCGATAGTATTGCCCCACGCTTTAGGAATTGTAGTATATCTTTTTATTGCTCCGTTTATTTGTATTGCTTTCATATTTTAATTATTAAGGGTTTACACTACTTGCAAAAGTTAATACTGAATAGTTAAAAATTGCATTTGCAGAATCATCAATACATTCTATCATTAAAGCGTTAGTTGTAGAACCATCGTAATCGTTTCCACCTAATTTGTTAAAGGTTTCACTTGTTGCTGCATCTGAATCTAAAGTTATAGCGTATGAACCTGTAAGGTTATGGATAGTAATAACTTGACCGACTTTATATCCTGTAAAATCAAATTCTTTTGCTCCTGTACAAGCTGACTGCATTTTAAAAACTGTAGCAGTTGACCAATCAACACTTGTTGCTCCACTTGTTGCAGTTATTGTTGCTGTTCCTGTATATCTTGGCTCTAACTTATCAAAAGTAACTCCATCATCTAAAAGTGAAATTGTTACTGCCCCTGTTGCTGTATCTCTTGCTATTGGTGCTGTAGCTGTTATACTTCCTACATCACCTGCATCATCTGTGTACAGTTCCGTAAAGTTGTCGTTTACCTTGTCAAAGGCATCCCTGATAGGATCACCAGTACCATCGTTTGCTGTAGTCCCAATATTAATAACCTGTTTAGCCATTGTTTAAATTTTATATTTGTGTTGCATCTGCTTTATAATTCGTTGTATCGGCTAAAAATGGTGTACCAGATATTTGTGTTAAATCTGCGGTTAACTCAAAAGTACCCCAACACGAAGGTGCTGAAATATCAGGTATATAGTTTGTAGAATATGCTGTATCAGAACCAAATCCTGAATCAGTTATCATTTGACAATATATTGAACCCCAATTTATGTTATTAGCCATATATATATAATTACTTTTTTATGTTTTTGTTATACATCCTTTCTAAATAGTTTTTTAACTTAACTATGTTTTGTTGTTTAGGTTTGTATCTTACTTTTATTATAGTACCCATCCAGAAAAATTAGCGTCCTTATCAGGGTATACGTTATCATCATTATTAGTATAGTATTCAGCATA